GCAATCATGCTGCAACAGAAAGAAAAGCTGAAAGCCTATGAGGATACCGGCCTGACGCCGGAGGATATTGCAGTATTGGTGGAAAAACAGACCCCAGTTAAGCCGATGAGACTTAGATATTATTATTCGTGCCCCACCTGTGGAGCAACCAGAAGCATGAAACAGCGGCATAATTATTGCCATGACTGCGGACGGAAGTTTGATTGGTAAGATTAACATTTGAAAGGTTAAAGACGTGATAAGACAAGAAATTGAATTTCATCCGATGTCAGAACTGCCTAAAAATTCAGGATATGTATTATTGGCAATTCGACACAATAGTCTTAATGATGTGGTTATGGGACATTGGAGTGTTTTAAGAGGATTTCAATGTGGGATATATCCCGCATCGGCCAATACGGTATTCTGCTATTGGGCATATCCTCCGAAGCATCCAGACGGAGAGGAATGGAAAAAGTAAACTCATTCCGGGAACCAGTTGGGGCTGCGGGCTTCTGTGCAATATGGCAGAGAAATGGAGAGGCTGGTATAAGAAAAAAGCAGCATAATTGCAAATCAAGAATATGCATAAGCCAGATTGCAGGGAATTTGGATGTATGGGAGATTTGTAATTGAAACATAGGGCTGAAAGGAAAGTTGTTGATACAACTGTATGCGGTTCGATTCCGTGTCAGCTCATTAATAATCATAGAAGGAAAGGGGATGGATACCAATGGGATTACATGATAAGAGCGTGAAGGCAAAACAGGGAGGAAATAAAGCGGGCGGTACACCAACCGACCAAAGTTATCTGTACCGCCCTTACGCTTAAGGACAGTATACCATATTCTGATTCCTTAAGCAATACGAAGGAGGAAGGGTTATGAGTAATACAGATAATCAGAGTGTAAAAGCGGAAATTATTAATAACGTAATTGTGGCAATGACGTACTATCTGAGCAGTGACGTGCTGGAAATGCTGGAAAGAGTGCTAACAAAGAATCTGGTTGACGTAGTGATTGAGAGGATTAATACGCTGCCAATGGAAATGAAAGACAGCATAGACAATCAGAACGGATACATATTGCAACTCTTCTTATATAAAAAGAAGAAATTGGCAGAGGGGACAAAGTATGGTTATGTAAGTGCAATTAAGCGCTTGGTCACTTTGGTATATAAACCATTGACCGAAATGGAAGAACCGGACATTTATTATTACCTTGACTGGTACGAACACAAAAACGTTTCGCAAACAGGACATAAGAACCAGCCAAAGACCATAAACAATGAGCGACGGTTTCTTTCCGCATTTTTTACCTGGATGCGTAAAGAAAAGCTGATTAGTGCAAATCCAGTTGAAGCAATTGAACCGCAGAAGGTTACCAAAAAGCCGATTGACTATTTCACACCCGAAGAGATGGCGCGATTGAAAGATGGATGTGAAAGCCTGAGGGAGCGGGCCATACTGGAGGTATTGCGTAGTACCGGAGCCAGAGTAGGCGAGGTGGTTGCAATCACAATTGACCTGGTTAATTGGGAGACAGGAGACGTAATGATTTTGGGCGAAAAGGGCAACCGATACCGCACACTGTATCTGGACCCGGACGCTATCTATCATTATAGGAAATATCTGAATAGCAGGACAGATCATAACCCAGCCATATTTGTAAGCTCTAAGGAGCCGCATCAGGCATTATCTACATGCGCCGTACGAGGTATTCTTAAAGATGTTGCTAAACGGGCTGGTGTGACAAGCAGGGTGTATCCGCATAAAATGCGGAAAACTCTGGGAATGGAACTGAAGAACAAAGGTGTTGACATAGGAACAATACAGGAGATTATGGGACATGCAGATTCGAGAGTGACTTCTTTATATTATGCGCAGTCGACCCCAGACACGCTGAGGGTGGTAAGAAACAAGGCGGCATAATTTACATATATTTACAGTGTTTACACATAGAAACCAGCGGGGGAGAGGCCCCGCGATTAGACTTGATAACCTTATTAAAATTAGGCCCTTCCCTCTGGATTAGGAGGGAAGGGTTATAAACAGGAGTGTAATAATTATATGGCACATGTTGAGAGTGTATGCTATGCAGGACGTACAAAAAAAATACGGAATTACTATACAGCTAAGTACAATGATGGAAAGCGCCCAAAGAAGAGGGAGGAGAGAGGGGATAAAAAGAATCCAACCAGTGAGCAACAGAAAAAGATTAACAGGAAAATGACACTAAGGAATCTGACAATGACATTAGATGCGAATTTCAGCAGCAGGGATTTGTATATTACATATAATTTCGAGAAAGAGAAAAGGCCGGGAGATGCGAAAAAGTTTAAGGCCATAGTTAGACAACTACTGAAACAGTTAAGAAAAATGTACCGGAAGGAAGGAATTCCATTGCGCTATATTTGGGTAGGGGAACGCGGGGAACGTGGTGCGGAGCATATTCATATGGTGCAGTCTGGAGGCTTTACGCTGGAGGAACTGGCAAAAATATGGCCGTATGGATGGGTTACCGGGAGACCCATGGATGAGAGCGGAAGCTACCATAAGCTTGCAGCATATTTTATAAAATACAGCGAAAAAACGATGAAAACAGAAGGCCGGTTGCAGGGGAAGAGATACAATCCATCACAGAATTTGATACGTCCAGTGCCGGATAAAGATAAAATCAAGAAAAAGAATTTTGATCCGGGAGCAATACCAATACCGGATGGATATTATTTGGATAAGGATACAGTGGAGTTTGGGGTACAGGATAACGGGTACAAATTTTTGGAATATACCCTTGTTCTTCTGCCGGGTTATCATATGGCTGCCCATGACAAGGCTGCTAAGCGACAACGAAAGAAAAAGCGGACATAAAGCACCGCTTTAATAAGCATGCGTAGAAATGAGAGGTGAAGGTAATGCCTAACATAAGGCGTGTTGACTGTCCGTACTATGAGACCAGAAGCACATCGGACAAAAAAATGCCAACAATAACATGCAAAAATATCGAGAATAATCTGGGATTTGATGTCAGAAATCAGATTCTATTTGCTACGCATGCGGAAAAGGAAAACTATTCTGAGCTATTTTGTTCAGATATGTTTGATACATGCCCTTACTATAAAGCCATATATGGATATAAGGGGACGAAAGGAGACTGTAATGAAAAATAAGAAAATGAGTTTAACAAAGAGGATTGAGCTGGCACAAAGAAGGGAGATGGATGCCAAAAGACGAATGATGGATAAAGACAGAGAAATGCGCAGGTCAAATGCAATCGCAGACGGTTCCATGGTTTGGGTGACGGCCTTGGCGGCCAAAATGGGTCCTGTAGTGCATCTGTCAAAAGAAGAGTTTACCGAAGGAAAGAAATTGAAATATGTTGTCAGAAGGAATGAGGACGGATCTATGGATATGTGTCTGGAAGGTCATGAAGATAAAGTGTAGTGTCCAACTTGGACACCGGTAATACGTGCACATGTGCGCGTACGCGCGCGATAGATTGTAAGGAGGCACCTTAAGGGGTGCCTTTAAAATACCATAAAACCGGACAAAACCGGACGTAGATTCTGGGGTGGGAGAAATTTGTTTGACATACTGTTAGAATCAATATAGGTAGGAAAGGAGGGGATTATGGCAAGGCAAAAATGGAAGGAATGGACAGAGGACAAGGATAACCTTGCCATATTAGCAGCATGGGCAAGGGCTGGATTAACAGACGAAGAGATTGCAGAGCAGATAGGAATACGCAGATCAACCTTGTCAGAGTGGAAGAAGAAGTATGAGGAAGTAGGGAAAGCTTTATCTACTGGAAAAGAATATGCAAACAGGCTTGTTGAGGATAGCCTGTTTAAAATGACACAAGGATATGAAGTAACGGTAAAGAAAGCCTTTAAACTCAAGAGGACAGAATACGATGGACAAGGGAGAAAGACCTGTGAGAAAGAGGAATTAGAGTATGCAGAGGAAACAGAACATGTAGAACCAGATATTAAAGCTATCATGTTCTGGTTAAGAAACAGGATGCCAGATGATTGGAAAGACAAGATTACACCAAAGGATGAAGGTGGAGCGGGAACCGGAGTTATCGTATTGACTCAAACCCAGGTAAGGGAACTAAAGGACGATGTAAGAAGAGATGAAGAAGGAATTCAAAGTAGAACCTAAAATCATATGGAATCCACAGCCAAGGCAACAGCTCATGATGTCCAGGCCGGAATTTGAGGCGCTTTATGGTGGAGCGGCGGGCGGTGGAAAATCTGACTATTTGGTGGCAGAGGCACTAAGGCAAGTTCATGTGCCATATTACAGGGCCATCATATTTAGAAAGACTTATCCAGAATTAGAGGACTTAATCAGCAGGAGCCATGAATTGTATGGATGTGCCTTCCCTAAAGCAAAATATAACGAAAGTAAGCATGCCTGGAAGTTTCCAAGTGGAGCAATGATATATTTTGGTTCAATGCAACACACGAAGGATAAGCTCAAATACCAGGGCCGACATTTTGATTTTGTAGGTTTCGATGAATTAACACATTTCGCAAAGGAAGAGTATGAATACCTTTTTTCAAGAACGAGGTCGTCAGGGCCAGGACTGAGGACGTATATCAGGTCAACCGCAAATCCAGGAGGTCCAGGACATCCGTGGGTAAAGGCAAGATTCGTAAGTATAGCTAAACCGGAAACCACAATCATAACAAGCGTGAATATAAAGACTCCTGACGGGAAAGAAATCAAAATGACAAGGGACCGCATCTTCGTTCCCAGTAGTGTTTTTGATAACCCGGAATTACTAAAGAACAACCCGGATTATGTTGCATCATTGGCAATGATGCCAAAGGCAGAGAGGGATGCCTTGCTTTATGGAGATTGGGATTCCTTTAGTGGACAGGTCTTTACTGAGTGGAAGAATGATCCAGACAATTATGAAACACAGGATTGGACACACGTCATAGCACCATTCCGCATTCCTGATGGCTGGAAGATTGGAAGAAGTTATGATTTTGGATATGCCAAGCCATTCTCTGTCGGATGGTATGCCACGGATTATAACGGATGTGTATACCGCATTCGGGAGCTTTATGGATGTGTAGATGGAGAAGCGAATAAAGGTATAGAAATAGACCCAGCAGAGCAGGCCAGGAGAATAAGAGAAATAGAGGACTCAGATGAAAACTTGAAAGGCAGAAAAATAGCTGGGGTTGCTGACCCGTCAATATTTGATGTTAGCCGTGGAGATTCTATTGCAGACATAATGGCACGTGAGGGTGTCTATTGGAGCCCTGGGGATAACCATAGAATTGCAGGGAAAATGCAGTATCATTACCGTTTGGCGTTTAATGCAGAGGGAAAACCAATGTTCTACGTGTTTGATACATGCAAGGACTTTATACGTACAATACCGCCATTAGTATACGATGAAAAAAATGTAGAGGATATAGATACCACCCAGGAGGACCACATTTATGATGAGTGCAGATATTTCTTGATGCAGTATCAGATTGCAAGAAGAGAGAATATGAAGAAACAGGTTCCTTTGTATGATCCATTGGACTTGCATAAACCGGAACGGGAGAGAGCATATAGATACATACGGATATAGGTAGAGGGGAGATTGAAATGGAATACGATAGGTTGGAAGAACAGGAAGGAAATGAACTGCCAATAAGAGATAAAGAAATAGCAGAGGCGTTTGAACGTTTGAGGAAATATAAGGATGGAAAATCATCTTTGGAAAAGCGGGTTGTGAATGCAGAGGAATGGTGGAAAAATAACCATTGGGAACGTTTCGCCAGTGATACCAGCAATGAGAATGACCCGAAACCAACAAGCGCATGGTTGTTTAACAGTATCATAAACAAACATGCTGATTTTCAAGATAATTTTCCCAGCCCAGCAATTCTTCCGAGAGAAAAGTCAGATGAGGAAACGGCTAAGATATTGTCGGAAGTTGTACCGGTGATACTGGAACAGAATCATTATGATAAGACATACAGTGAGTGCTCATGGGATAAGCCAAAGACGGGAACGGGCATATATGGAGTGTTTTGGAATCCTGAGAAAGAAAACGGTTTAGGTGATATTGATATCAAATGTCAGGACATCATGAATATTTTTTGGGAACCGGGTGTAGCTGATATACAGAAATCAAAAGAAGTATTTACAACGGAACTCGTGGACGCTGAGGAGCTTGAACAGTTGTATCCACAGACAGCCGGGAAAGCATCAAAGGTAGGTGAAGTAATCAAGTCGGAATACATATATGAGGACAATATTGATACTTCTGATAAGGTGCAGGTAATTGATTGGTATTACAAAATAAAAAGACGGCTGGATAATGGAGGAATCAAGACAATTCTGCATTACTGCAAATTCATTCCAGGAACGGTCCTTTATGCCTCAGAGAATGATGCTAAACTGGCCGAAACAGGATGGTATGAACATGGGAAATACCCATTTGTATTTGATGTAATGTTTCCCGATAAAGGAACGCCTGCCGGATTCGGATATCTTGATGTCATGATTAATCCGCAAGAGTATATAGATAAAATCGACCAAGTAATCCTAAAGGCTGCCGCATTAAACAGACCGAGGTTCTTTGCTTCCGATGGAGCAGGAATCAATGAGGATGAGCTGACCGACTTAAAGCGGGATATAGTACATGTTTCAGGAACCGTTGAGGATTCAAAAATAAAGCCAATCACACCGCCGCAATTATCAAATTATGTAATTGAGGCAAGGAATGCGAAAATAGAAGAATTAAAGGAGACATCAGGAAACCGGGATTTCTCGCAGGGTTCAACCTCATCTGGAGTCACTGCCGCGTCAGCAATCGCAGCTCTTCAGGAAGCCGGTTCGAAGTTGAGCAGGGATATGATTAAAAGCTCATACACGGCTCACGCGGAAGTAATCACGCTGACAATAGAACTTATAAGGCAGTTTTACGACTTACCCAGATGCTTTAGGATTACGGAACCAAACGGCGCTTACAACTATGTGCAGATTGATAATAGTGCACTGATGCAGCAGCCGATAAGCGGGATGGGTGAAGAGGTGTTTAATCGAAAGCCGGTATTTGACGTGAAGGTATCCGCCCAGAAAGCAAGCCCATATAGCCGTATAGCAAATAATGAACTGGCAAAGGAGCTATTTGGTATGGGGCTGTTCAATCCTCAGCTCGCAGACCAGGCCCTTGCAGTTGTTTCTATGATGGATTTTGACCGAAGAGATGAAGTGATGCAGAAAATTACTGAAAACGGGACAATGTATCAAAAACTACAGCAGATGTACCAGCTTATACTGCAACTTGCTGAAATGGTATCAGATTTTTCTGGCAGACAAGACCTGCTCATGGCGGTTCAGAATATCATGGGGACCGGTCCAGCAATGACAGCAGTAGACGTAAATCCAAAGAAAAAGATTACCACCAACAGTTTAGGTGAAATGATAAATAACGATGGAAGTATGGCTGGACAGGCAAGGGCCAGGACAGCAACGTCAACGGAGGTCAGATAATGACAGAGGTTAAAGTTACAAATGTGCCAGGCTATTGCCGTGTGCAGATAAAAGGACATGCAGGATATGGATTCAATCATCATTTACCAGCAGGAAATGATATTGTATGCGCAGCAATATCCATGCTGGGGCAGACAGTTGCGCAGAGAATCCTACAAATGTCAGAGGAGAAAAAGTTGGGAATTAAGGAGTTGACGGTGAAGGAGGCTCTAATAGATATCAAAGTGGTTCCGAAGGCGGCATACAGAAATGAGCTGGACGTTACAATAAAAACGATTGTAACAGGATTCGAATTGCTTGCAAAAGCCCATCCTTCCTACATAAATCTGGGGTGGGAGATTTAATATTGCAACTATGATAGCATAAGGTATAGGCACTCGGGAAAGACCGTGAATAGACACTCGGGAAAGACCGTGAATAGACACTCGGGAAAGACCGTGTTAGACACTCGGGAGAGACCGTGAGAAAGGAAAATGAAATGAAACATGTTGAATTAAACCTGACTCTTTTTGAAGGAGAAGGTGCAGGAGCAGATGGGGGAAGCGCAGTAGCAAGTACGGAAACTAATGTCATGAAGGCAGAGGCAAAAACAGAGGAAGGTGGTAATGGTGAGGAATTTGCCGTGGAGGACTTGAACAACCCGGCAGAGAAGGAAAAAACACCAGAAGAACGTCTGGAAGAATATAATCGTTTCAAAGCGGATTTCAAGGATTTGTATGGTAAGGACGTGCAAAACGCGATTGGACGCAGATATAAGGAAAACGAGCAGCTTAGACAGCAGATAGATGCGTATGGTCCATTACTTAATACACTGTCTGCAAAATACGGATTAGAGAATCCAGATGTACAGATGCTTATGGAAGCGATTGACAAGGACAATTCCTTCTGGGAAGATGCTGCAATGAAAGAAGGGATGTCGGTTGAACAGTACAAAAAAATGAAGCAGTATGAAGCGGAACACAAGCAGATTATTGATGCAGCCAGGAAGGCGGAACAGGTAAGGCAGAAAGAGCAGACGTGGGAACGATGGAACCAGGAGGCAGAATTGTGCGCCCAGAGGTTTCCGCAGTTCAATATGGATGCAGAACTTAACAATGCGAATTTCATACGCCTGCTTGGGGCTGGATTGGATGTTGAGAGCGCCTATAAAGCGGCGCATTTCGATGAACTGACCGAAGGTATCGCGAAACAGACGGAACAGGAGACACGCAAGAAAGTGGCTGATAATATCCGCGCAGGAGCGGGAAGGCCATTGGAAAACGGGATAGGTGTCGGTGGCGCAAATAAAACGAAAACAAGCGCTTGGGATTTATCGAAGGATGAGTTTAGACAGTATCTGGAGAGATGTAAAAGCGGGGAACAGATTCAGACATTTGGAGCATAAGAAAGGAGAACTATGAAAATAATTTTATTGAACTTAAGGTTGTTTGAGGGTGCACCAGCCAATACAACCACAGCGGGCGGAATGTCTGTTGAGATGAAAACATTTTATGATCGGACATTGATTGAGAATGCAGAGCCAGAGCTGATACATGACCAGTGGGCGCAGACCAGGGATATACCAAAGAATGGAGGAAAAACCATTGAATTCAGAAAATATGACCAGCTTCCAAAAGCCCTGACCCCGTTGACAGAAGGTGTAACACCAGAAGGGCAGGAAATGAGGGTTACAAAGATTGAGGCCACAGTAAAGCAGTATGGCGGCTTCGTGGCATTATCAGACCTACTCATTCTGACGGCACTTGATAACAACATTGTGGAAGCGAGTGAGCTAATAGGTTCCCAGGCAGGAAGAACGCTGGATACAATTTCCCGTGAGGTGATGAATGCCGGTACAAATGTACAATACGCAGAGGGACAGGTATCTTCCAGAAGCGCCATAACCAAAGATATGAAGTTGACGGTAAGGGCTGTAAAAATGGCCGTTCGTTTTCTTAAAAAGCAGAATGCAAAGAGAATCGGAGGATATTACTATGGAATCATTAATCAGGATTGTTCCTTTGATCTGACCGATGATGATAGATTCATTGAGGCCGTAAAATATAAGAACCCGGAAAGGATATACAATGGTGAAATTGGTCAGATTGAGGGGGTAAGGTTTGTGGAAACCACTGAGGCAAAAATTTTCCAAGGAGCCGGAGCCGAAGGGATTGATGTATATTCCACCCTTATTATTGCAGAAAACGCATACGCGACCACTAAAATTAAAGGCGGGGGCCTGGAAACGATTATAAAGCAGCTTGGTTCCGCTGGTACAGCAGATCCATTGGACCAGCGTGCCACAGTAGGATGGAAAGCACTTAAGGTTACGGAGATACTGTCACAGCAGTACATGGTACGTATTGAGACTGCATCCACATTTAATGATAACGTAGCAAATTAGGAGGTATTAAATGGCAACAAAGAAGGTAACGCCAGAAGATATAACTGGACAGGATAAAACAGAGGTAGAAGCACAGGAGGGGGCTGCTGCTCTGGAAAAGGTAGAAGGACCGGATAACAAGGAAGAGACGGAAAACATAACACCGGGAAACGAGGAACTTGTAAGATTCAGAATATCCAAAGGACGAACCGAAATCGAAAGCCAGGATGTCTTTGTGGGCGTTAATGGTAAATCATATCTATTAAAACGTGGTGTAGAAATGGAAATGCCGCAGTCAGTCTTGGAAGTGCTTATGAATGCAGAAAATCAGAACGATTTTGCGTTTGATTATATGGAAAAAGTAAAATTCCAGGAAATCAAGTAGAAAGGGAGCAGGCAGCATGATAACAGTCAGAGGAAGAACGCTTATCATACCAGAATCTGAAAAACAGATAGGGACCACCTACGACAATAATTCAGAGGTGCGTCATATTCGCATAAGCCGTGTGACATCGGGAGGTATTGACATAGCTAATCTAAACTTCCGGTTGGATCTAGAATATGCCGACAAAGTACTGGATACATGCCTGCTCGATGTAGAAGTCGGGGAAGAGTACATACTCTTGACTTGGACCATTCCAGATACATGCATTGCTCAGATGGGAACTGTATGGATAGCGGTTAGAGCTTATGATGAAAATGGCACTGTAAAGTGGGCGACCAACAGGGGATTTGTCTATGTAGGGCACACGATATTTGACGGTGATAGATACACAGGAAAACTGACAGAATTGGAACAACTGGAAGAACGCATCCGGCAGAGGACAGAAACATTAGACGCTAATGAAGGTGCGAGGCAGGAAGCGGAGAGCCAGAGACAGTTAAACGAAGAAGCAAGACTGAATAACGAAGCTGTATGGCAGAAGCAGGCAGAGACGGCCATAACCGAAGCCAATACGACTCTGGAAATGGCGACAGAAAAAGCTGAGACAGCAAAGCGAGAGGCTGCCACAGCAACCGCCAAAGCGAAAGAGGCAAGTGATAGTGCAGAAGCAGCAGAGCTTAGTAAAGATAAAGCGGAGATGGCCGCAAACACTGCCGTAACAAAAGCTCAGGAGGTGCAGACCAACGTTGATGCGGCTGTTGAACTTAAGGATCTGTCTCTTCAGGCTGCAATTACAGCAACTGACAAGGCGGCAGAGGCAAATGCAAGTGCAGAGAGAGCGGAAAGTAGTACAACACTCATATTGCAGGCAGAGGCCACTGTTACAAACACCGCAGCACAAGTAAAAGCCGATGCAAAGACGGCGGCTGACAGTAGAGATATAGCCGTAAGCGAGGCAACGGTAGCTACAGAAAAGGCCAGCCAGGCAGATGCGAGCGCAAAAGAAGTGCAAAGAATTGTGGAAGGGCTGGGGCGATTTGACGGTACAGCGGAGCATGTATCAGCCCTTGATACGCAAGGAATTGCTGGAGAAGCCGGGGGAACGAGTAATGTACAGGCATTGCTTAATGCACTGGCCCAAAAAGTTGCGTTGGAATTGGTGAGCAATTCAGCTCTTGCCACTATGTTAAGTGGTTACATTGCAAAATCAAGCATCAAAAATACTGGCCTGGTAACAGAGGCGGGATTTGTTGCGGATGCTCGCCAGCTTAATCCCGAAATAGCGGATACCCTGGCGGCCAAAGTGAAGAAGAATGCAGAGGACATTGCTACTGCAAATAGCAATTTAGCGGAGAATTTAGGAAAGCTTATATCGTTTTCGTCCGAAACAAGTTACACAAGTTCGGCTGAAATGATGAACTATATTCAGAACACGGCGCCTATTGGATATTCCGTTTTATATAACAACGCAAATAACACAATATCAACATGTTATACCTACAAAGCATCTAATAACACACTGCATGTCATGCGCATAACAACCAATGGTCAATCAAGCCTAGATGCTGCTTTGCATTGGTGCAGTGGAGGGGCATGGAACAGCAAGAGAATAACCCCGACCTAATTGTACACTTTGCTATAATAATCATTTTTTAAAGATAACTCGTATTATTATTGGTATTGAACCAGTTGTATTGATGCAGTATCCCATAAGCGATAAAGTTCCGCTTGCATTAGCCCGTTGATTTGCCATGACGCGAAGCCATCTGTCGCCATATCCATCCTGCGCAAATGCGGTAATAGATACGATATCGCTAAATGTAAAGTCGGCTGGTGGAGATGATATTGTATAACTGGATTCAGTCCACGTTTTTAACGTGGTAATATTTATAGCCGTAGCATAATCCATCACTACAGTACTATTTTCTAAACTCACTAAATTGCTATTTAAAAAAATAAAAAAGAAAGGGGGAAAGCCCCATGAATAGAAACACAATAGTTTTAAAAGATGTCACAGAAATAACCGTTGTTAATGATGATGGCATTCACAGTATGCAGGTTATTGTTGATAATCTGACGGAGCTCGGGACCGTATGGGACAAGCTCACACCCACTAATCTGTCAACAGTGACCATCAAAGATTCTGAGGGAGTAGTGGTAGGAAACTATAACAATATGGTCCTATGCAGCCCGGCTTTCCAGTCGGTTGATAAAACCGAAGATGGAAAAATTAGTGCTACGTTCGGAATCCGTGAAAAGACAGAGATAGAGATGTTAAAGGAACAGGTTGCATCCATGACTGAGACTTTAAGTGTGCACGATGGAGCGATTGGCGATATGGGCGCAGTTATTAGCGCCGTAGCAGAGGCCCAGGAAGGAGCGATAACATAATGGGACGATACTATGGATTGAAAATCAGGAGCAAAGAAATGAAGCTGGAAGAGGTACCGAGGCTTTGGAAAACAATGACAGAAAAGTGGTTGGAACAGAATCCAGAATAACGATGGAGGATGGAATGGGAGAGCAGATTGTTAAATACTGGGTCCAGGAGGTGCTTGCGCTGATGTCAGCTGCACTTGGCTGGCTGGCGAGAAAAGTACATAAGTGGAAACTGGAGCAGGATTTAGTCAAGCAGGGAGTTCTTGCAATCCTTCATGATCGTTTGTATCAGGCTTGCCAGTTCTATTTGCAAAGAGGATATTGCACAATAGACGACCGAGACAACATGGAATACATGTTCCGCCCTTATAAAGCGTTAGGCGGGAATGGAACTGGAGAAGATTTGTATAACCGTTGCCTGGCCCTTCCATATGGGCCGGAGAAAGAGAAAGCGAGGAATGATGGTGAAAAAGATTGATTGGGCAAGAAAACTTACAAGTAGAAAGTTCTGGGCTGCTGTTGTCGGATTCGTTTCACCGCTTATGGTAGCCTGCGGAGCAACGGACAATCAGGCTACGCAGGTAGCGGGAATCATTATGGCGGGAGCTACATTGATTGCTTACATAATTGGCGAGGGTATGACAGATGCAGCCGCCGTAGGGAAGGAACCAGAGGAAGAGGAGCGGGTGGCAACCAAATAGCCGGAGGTGATCCGAAATCTAATATGTAACAAGTCAACAGGAGGGGAGGCAGAGGGCTTCCCCTTTTATGCATAAGGAGGAAATTATGATTGATAATGCGTACGCAAGAGGCCAGAAACTGTTATGTGGCGATTATAGCCAGTACACCCCTACAGGAAAATCTTATTTCACAAAAAAAGGCCGATGGTTTTCCGTACCCAGAAGGGGAGATATCGTCTATTTCTATTATAGCTCTCTGGGACGTGTGGGGCATGTGGCCGCAGCCGTGGTGGTTGAGGCCGATTACCAGAACAGGACTTTTGAATTTGTTACGGTAGAAGGAAATACATCTTCTGGAAATGCTGGGGACCGTAATGGAGGCTGTGTTGCTCGGCATACATATAAAGCGTCTTTTGATGCAGTAGGAGGAACACAGAAAATCAATGGTTTTGGGCGTCCCATGTACAGTATGGATACCTGCACAGTGGACGAATTTATTAATGTCCTGGAGGGAGAGCTGGGATACATCGAGAAGGAAAGCAATAAAAATCTGGATAGTAAGACAGGAAATCCAGGAGATAAAAACTATACAAAGTATGGAAAGTGGTATGGTTATACGCCTGCGTACTGGTGCCAGCAGTTTATATCATGGTGCGCATATGAAGCCTGCCGACAGCATATGGAGAAAACACAGACCGGGTGGGAGAAACAGGCAGACGGAAGCTGGAAGTATTTACGGTATGGCGCATACATCAAGGATGAATGGGAGCTAATCAATACCGCAGCTGGAGCCCAGTGGTTTGTATTTGATGGATCCGGGACAATGACAACGGGATGGTTTGGGACAGATGAGCAGGGATGGTACTATATGAACCCGGATGATGGGGCCATGCTGGCCACACAATGGTTTGAAGTCAAGGGCAAACATTATTATGCAACAAAGACCGGGGAAACAGCAAAGAATGTATATGTGAAATCAACAGCTCCTGGAGTGTATTGTTGGGTGAATGGTGCGGGAGAATGGGAGAAAGAGTGGGACACAACCATGCCGGACCTGCAAACATATGGCCTGGCAGAGTAGGAGGAAGATATGACAGTAGGAGAGTTAATAGAAACCATCATTCGGCTGAGAGGACAACAATATGGAGAGGACATCATGATGGGATGGCTCAATGAGATAGAGGGGCAGGTAATTGATGAGGTAGTGAACCGGGCAGAGGGCTATGGTGTGGAATTTAAACCTTTGTCTTACGATTCGGATGCGGAAAAGAGACTGACCATCCCAGAACGATTTCAGGATGTCTATATCAATTACATGCTTTCAAAAATTGATTATCATAACCAGGAAACAGAACGGTATAACAATGATGTGATCATGTATAACAGCGCATATGATGCGTATGCGGCATGGTTTAGGCGCGAGAACCGGCCAAAGCGTGGCGCGTCATTCTCAGGGTTTTAGGAGGCTGCCATGGGACGACTACCAATCCTTACTATGGCTCCGAAAGAAACCAGCCGCCAGATAGGGAACTTCTTGGGGCTGAACACAGGAGCTGTAATCAACGAAAACGAATTTGCAGATATGAAAAATATGACATCCGATGATTTCCCGGCCATTTCTACGCGGAAGCCCAGAGGGAAGATTATCAAGAACCTGACAACGCCTCACGGCCTGTTTTATAAAAACGGATTAGTCTACGTGGACGGTACTGAGCTGTATTATAAGGACAAAAAGATTGCAGATGTGACAGACACTGATAAACAGATAGTGGGATTGGGAGCCTACCTGGTTGTTTTCCCGGATAAGATAATGTATAACACCTCCTCAGAAGAACTGACCAGCCTGGAAACGCAATGGTCACAAACATCCTCAGCCACATTTGCACAGACCACAAAGGGGTCAACCATGGTCAAAATCAGTTGTACAGGAATAGGAGTCTCTTTCCATCAATTTGATGGGGTAGAGATAACGGGATGCACAAATGATGCCTTTAACAAAACTACAGTGATACAGGAAATCGCCAACGATTACCTTGTAATTATTGGTGATTTATCCGAATCATTCAGTCAGGAAAACGGACTTACTATCAGCCGAAAGGTTCCTGATATGGATTATATCTGCGAGAATGGAAACCGGCTCTGGGGATGCTCCAGCGAAAACCATGAAATATACGCGAGTAAGCTGGGCGATCCGGCCAACTGGAATGCGTTTGAAGGGATAAGCACAGATGCATATGCGGCTACCGTAGGAAGTGATGGAGATTTCACCGGCTGTCTGTCCCATCTGGGATATGTCCTGTTTTTCAAAGAGGATGCCATACACACTGTTATGGGCGATAAACCGAGTAACTATCAGATTACAACCGTCTGCCCGGCCAGAGGGATTGCAAAAGGCTGTGAAGGCACGGCTTGTGTGGTGGATGAAACATTAATATACGCGGCCCGTAACTGCATATGCAGCTATGACGGTGCCAATCCATCCAGCATATCGGATGCCATAGGGGACTACAGGGTATCCCAAGGTGTGGCTGGGCAGTACGATGGCAAATATTATGCCTCTCTTGAACGGAATGGAGATTGGGCCATGTATGTGTTCGACCTGGAAAAAAACTTGTGGCACAAGGAGGACTGCTTACATATACGGTTTATGTCATACGGAGAAGGAGAACTATACTATATCGACATAGACGGAAATCTTTCAACTGTAGCCGGGAATCGGGAAGAGAAAATAAAGTGGATCCTTGAAAGAGGGGATATGTTGGACGGAAGTATTGAGTTTAAGTATCTGAAGCGCCTTCTCTTCAATATGAAATTGGAACCAGGGACAGAGGTGGATATCCTTCTTCAATATGATGATCAGAAGGAATGGGAGAAGGTATACACATATACGGCTGCCTCATATCGTACCTATGCGCTCAATGTGATACCGCACCGGTGCCAGAAATACCGGTACCGCCTGGAGGGAAGAGGGGCGGCCACATTGATTGCGATAGGCAAATATGTAGGTTATGGGAGTGAACGGTATGGCAGTATTTAAACCCCTGGTATTGGACCGGAATGAAACAGATATGAATAAGGTCATGAACAAATTGTACCGATTTAGTAGGGAGTTGAAATACACATTGTCCAATCTGAGCCTGGAGGACAACATGGATAATTCGGTTCTTATGTTGATGGATAGGCGGGATGAAAAGGTGCGTGAAATTAATTTCAACGCGGGTGGACTAAATATCGACCTTAAAGATTATGAAACCGGAATGCATACAAGCCTGGAGCAGACTAGCGAAAAGATATCAGTACTTGTTCAGCAGGGCGGTGTGGTGGATACAATGCTTACCAGGATGGAACTGTATGGAGAGTACATCAGATTAAAAACGGGACAGGTTATCATTGATGCCGGAAACATGACTTTAAATGTGTACGGAGATACAAAATTCTGGGGAACAATTACAGGAGGTTCCATTAATATTGCTAACCACTTTGTCGTAGATAAGATCGGTAACTGCTATATTGATGGGGTCCTGACTGTAGCAACCCTCAATCCTCCGAATGGGGTATATGCTGCTGAACTGGATGTTTATAACGATAATGATGTAATCAACACAGTGACCGGAAACATAAAGTGTGGGGAGGCATATATAGCAGAGCAGTTAACTTGCCGGAAAGCAAGGCCGCAGTCAGATGCGAGATTGAAACAAGATATACGAGAAATTATGGAAGATGAAGTGAAAGAAGCACTTAAGGCCATAATCCCACAAAGATACATATTTGCAGATAGTAAGAAGGAAAGAATAGGATGCATTGCACAGGATATATACCGAAGGCAGGATATGGCAGGCATATCCTTACCAATGGTAGGAAGGCATGCCGGATATTTAGACCTGCCATATAGCAGCTATCATGCTGTTTATGCAAAACTTATACAGCAGAACCAAAAAAGAATAAATAACCTAAAAAACGAAATTATAAGACTGAAAGGAGGAAGCCGTGTCAAGCTTTAACGTGCCAGCCATTGGGGGAAGAAACCCGGATATTAAGAAGGTATATAGCTACATACAGATGTTGAACAAACAGCTTCAATATAGTCTCAACAACATCACACCGGAAGATAATTTCACGCAAGAATCTTTTCTGAAATATCAGGAAACAGATACCTATATTGCACAGATGGAAGTAACCATGGACGGCTTCCTATCCCAGTTCAAAGACCTCCAGAACGAACTGGAAACGAGCATACAGGTACTGAATGGAGAAATTAGTTTAAAGGTAGCGGCTGATGACTTGTGTTCAGAGATATCAGCAACGACTAAAACAATGACCTTTCGCACAGGAAACCTGATTATAGAAAGTGAGAATTTCAAGTTGTATAAAAATGGAAATGCGGAGTTTTCTGGAGCAATAACTGGTGGTTCTATTAATATCAATAATAATTTCATCGTGACCAGCAGTGGTCAGGTGACAGCCAAATCCATAACATATTCAGGAACAGTGAAGTCAAACGGCCTATTGTATAGCAATTATATGCGAATTGCCGGGGATGCCAATGTGGAAGGGACCCTATCATGCCGAAATATGAATGTAACATATGATGTGTCCTGCGAAACTCTTTTTGAACGGTCTGACCGTAGACTAAAAGAGCAGATAGAACCAATCCCTGATGAAATCGCTTTAGCAATTGTCCTTGGGTACAGGCCGGTAACTTTTAAGTATAGAAAATCTGGTGAAATGTCTATGGGACTGATTGCACAGGATGTAGATGAACTACAGAAAAAGTTAGGGACCAATTTGCCACTGGTTGACCACAATGGCGAATATCTTTCAATACCATACAGTACCAATAGTGTGTTATTTGCGGGAGCCATACGCAGCCAGCAAAGAGAATTAGATGAACTGGAACGAGAGGTAAACCAATTGAAGGAGGTAGCATAATGAAGTTAGTGTTTGACGAAGATAAAATTAACATAGTACTTATGATGGTAAATCAGTTGCGGGTAGAAGGAGTACAACAGGCTGGATTGCTGGTGAACATCAATAATCTGCTTACAAACGGGGAGAAGGTGGAAGAAAATAAGACAGAAAATAAAGATAAGAAGGAGGAGAAGTAAATGGCAGTAGCAAGTATTGTGGATTATTTAAAAAGTAAAGGGCAGGACAGCTCCTATAACAATCGGAAAAACCTCGCAAACCAGTATGGAATAACTGGTTATACGGGAACCGCATCCCAGAATACAAACCTCCTTAAAGCAATGCAAGGGGGAGGTCAAAGCAGTCAGCCCCAACAGAATCAGGCAAATGGTAGCAATGCTGTGATAACACCGGTTACAAGTTCTTCCCCAGGCCATCCCGCAACGGACTATCTGACCGGATATCAATACAATAAATATAGACCATCCGATAGAGTAAACAACTATGCGGATAAACTGGAAGATTTAGAAAATAACAAGCCAGGAGACTTTGTAAGCAAATATGACGGACAGATAGACAGCATTGTTAATAGCATTCTGAACCGGGAACAGTTTGATCCAAACAGCGTGTATGATACAGACCTGTACAAGAATTATCGGGAACAGTACATGCAGCAGGGCAATAAGGCCATGCGTGACACTATCGGTAATATATCAGGCATGACAGGCGGATATGGATCTACATATGCCACGGCTGCCGGTCAGCAGGCGTATGATGGCTATTTGAGTCAGCTTGGGGATAAGACCATGGACATCTATGATAGAGTATATCAGCAGTATCTTAACGAAGGCCAGGAATTGTACAACCAGCTTGGCATGGTCAATAATCAGGACAATATTGATTATAGCAGATACCGGGACACAGTAGGAGATTATTATAGCGACCTCAACTATTACGCGGGCCGTTACGATAGCTCATATGCGCAGGATTTTGGAGAATACCAGTACGGCCAGGATGCCCAGCGCTGGGCAGAGGAATATGCATACCAGAAAACGCAGGATGCATTGGCGCAGTCTAATTGGCAGACACAGTTTGATTACCAGAAACAGCAGGATGCACTGGATTATGCTTTAAAACAGCAGCAGCTGGCGGCGTCCAGAAGCAGAGGCGGGTCCGGTGGAGGGAGTAAAAAGACATCGAACACAAAGAGCCAGACACAGACAGTACAAAAGCAGGCCACTTTGGGAGGAAGATCTTATTTTATTTATGATACCAGACAGAAGCTGGAGAAGAATGCAAGCAATGCAGATGTAATGCAGGAATTATATGATAGAGGGGTATCAGATGATGAAGTAAAGAAAATAATGAAGGCCGCGGGCGGGGACTATGAAGAAGGACTTCGTGAAGCAATGGAATATGCAAATCAGAGGAGATAATCATGGCTGTCAAGAAAAACTATGATAAGTATAATATGTTTGCTTCATCTTCCAATACAGAGGAAGATGAAAACGAAGATAATGTAAGTGTAGCTGCCCGGATTTTTGAAAGAAGAAGGCAGGCTTTAAAGCAGGATGGTGCCACATCTACAGAATCAGGGATGTCGCCGGCAGAGATATTCAAGAAAAGGAAAGAATATTTGAAAACTGCAACACAAAGAACACCGGAGCAGACGGATATCCTTAGAGCAGACCGTGAGGAAGCGCGCAAATTATCACAGAAATTATCGGTCAGCCCGAATAAAAAGCTGTACGCAACGCCAGACCAGCAGCCCCAAAATGCAGGCAGTCCATTTGCGCCTATACGCCAGACACCGGAACAAAAAAGCCAGATTGAGGAATATGCAAGGCAGTTGGCCGAGAAAACGAAGCAGGAAAAACAGGCAAAACAAAAGCGTGAACAGGAGCAGCAAGAAACGAAGAGAATTTTGGATAAGACAGGGTTCCAAGATGGGTACCAGTTCAAGCGATATGTTGATCTACCAAATGAAACTGATTTTGCAGAGACAATAGATAAGGCAAAAAACAATGATCCATCATGGATGGAACGAATTCAATTCTGGAAAAATGAGGCCAATCCTGTTGAGGATGCATTTCGAGAAATCGAAAGCATGCAAAAAGGGCCGATATGGAATAGACAGCCTGCTAATAAAGAGGATATCCTTTCACGGACGGAAGGAATGGCAACCGAACATGCATCGTCTTTGCGTAAATACGCTATGCTAACCGATAACGAAAGGTATACATATGACTATGTATTTGAAAAGGCCGGGAGAGATGCAGCAAATAAATATCTC